GAATGGAATCGGCAAAAGCCGAGGCCTCGCCGAGCTCGCAACGCGCGCGATCGAGGGCTCCCTCCACTGGCAACGACCGGGGCCGCAGGTCGTCATCCTGGCGGGCAACACCTGGAGCCAGCTCGGCTCGACGATCCGCTACATGATGACGGGCCGATTGAAGGGCTGGCTCCGCGAGGGCGTCCGCTATGAGGCCGGCGGCATGAAGGGCCAACGGCTACAGGTCTTCGACATCGTCCGCGGGCCGGGCGCAGGCGGCGAGCTCCGGTTGGGCACCTTCAAAGCCGCCAACCTCGCCGGGCCGCGCGCCGACGTCGTCATCACAGACGAGCCGCTGCCCGAGGCGGTCCATAACGAGCTCTGGCCTCGTCTCCTGGGCAGGAACGGGCGCATGTACCAAGCGTTCACCCCGACGCTCGGGACGGCCGCGCGGGTGGACTACCTGTGGGAGCTCGTCGACGACGCGTCGCGACCCTGGGCGGGCGAGCTCCACGTCCCGCTGACCCTCGACGCCGTCACGCCGCGCGGTGGCCTGGTCGAGCTGCCCTGGATGACCGCCCAGGAGATCGAAGAGTTCGAGCACGGGTTGAGCCGCGTCGAGGCCGACATGAGGATGGGCCGGTCGAGGACGCCGAAGCGAGACGCGGCCTACTTCTCAGCGTGGCGCGGCGAGCTCGTCGAGCACCGACCGCTGGAGAAGCTCGCGGGCTGGCGCCTTGGGATCGGCATCGACCACGGGAGCAAGCCGGGCTCCCAGCGGGTCATCCTCGCCGCGTGCGGCGGTCGAGGCCTCTACAGCGCGGTCCACGTCCTGGGCGAGTGGATCGGCGACGGCCGAACCAACAGCCGCGACGACGCTCAGGGCATCCTCGACCTCCTCGCGACCCATGGCTTCCGGCTCGAGGACGTCGATCAATGGGTCGGCGACCGGGCCCACCATGGCGACCGGCGCGGCGGCAAGAAGAGCAACACGCGGCTCAAAGCCTCAATCGCCGAAGTGCTCGGGCATGACACGCGCGTCCGCGGCTGGACCGATAAGCTACCGAAACCATTGAGGTTTATGAAGACGCCGCGCAAGTTCGCCCAATCGGTTTGGGAGGGCGCCGAGTGCCTCCACCGGATGATGGTAGCCGACCCCGCGCGCTTCAGTGTGGACCCGAGCTGTCACGGGCTGATCGAGTCGCTCAACGAGTGGAACGGCTCGACGAGCCCCACCGACCCGTGGAAACATGCTATTGACGCACTACGCTACATCGCCGTCCCGATGTCCGAGGGCGTCGCACACTAAGGAGGCCACATGCTGTCGAGCTACCGCGGATGGCGAGCGCGCACGCCGGCCCAACAGGTCGAGCTCGCGGTACGCATCCTCGACGGCGCGCACTTCGAAGACGTCTTGACCAGGGCCAAGGCCGAGCTCGGCAACCGCGCGCTCCAGCTCGGGCCGCTCGACATGACCCGAAACACCCTGCTCGGGTACGTCCGGCGCATCAACCGGGCCCACGACTCGCCGGTCCCCCTTGTCGATGGGCTGTCGGCGGAGCTCGCCGCGCTGCTCGGCGACCAGAGCGCGCGGACGACTGTCCAGCTCTACGGCGAGGCCGGCGGGCGGCCGATGCCCTCGACGCTGATCAGCGCAGCGCGGGAAGCATACAAATACAGGCTCGGCGCTGGATATGCAGGCCTTCTGATCGGCTACAGCGAGCGGGCCCGTCAGGTCTATCTCGAGGTCGTCAAGCCTGACACCCTGCACCTCGAGTACCATTCGCACGATCCCATGGAGCCGACGATCATCCGGCATGAGCGCGTCCGCACCATGGACGGGCGGCAGGAGCTCGCCGTCGATGTGTACGACCTGTCGGACCTCGACGCGCCCAGCTTCCGAACCGAAATCAACGGGCAGGACAAGACCGAGGAGCTCTACGGGCAGACCTTCGACGGCGACGACTACTGGTGGCGGTACTCCGACGGAACGCCGTTCCATCGGCTCGTCGTCGTCGGCGACACGCGGCACCCGTACGCGACCGACCCGCTCGTGCAGACGACCCTCTCGGTGTGCACCCTCTACACGCACTGGCTCTCGGGCATCCGCGACGCCGGGCATCCGCAACGCAACGTGCGCGGCCTGGCGCTCGTCGGGCTCGACTCCGAGAGCGAGGGCGGGCAGAACGGAATCCAGACCGGGCCCGAGACGATCCTCCAGTGGGTCGACGTCGACCCCGACCGGCCGGGCTCGCATTGGCAGGACTCGCCGGCCGCCGACATGGAAGCGGTCGGCCGGGCGATCCGCGACTACGAGCTGACCGCGATGGCGGGCCTCGGGCTCCCGGTCGGCTTCGAGCGGACGGGCGGCGAACCGCTGGCCTACGAACAGCAGGCCATCGACAGTCTGATCGCGAAGACGTACCCCGAGCTTCGGCGCCTGGACTCCGAAGTGCTGCGGCGCGTGGCTGCCATGAGCAACCGGGCCGACCTGGTCGGCGTCGAGCTCAACGAAGATCCCTACGGTGTCCTCTTCCGCGCGGAAGTGTCCGACGCGCTGGGGGACATCGACGACGAAGAGGAAACGCTGAACAATGAGTGACGACCCGAACACCCTCGCCGAACGCGTCTCGCGCGCGGTGTCCTCTGCGCTGTCCCGTCACTCCGAGGGCGGTGACGACTACGAAGACACGGGCCGCGGCCGCGTTCCCTATGACCGCTTCAAGAGCGCCATCGACCAGCGCAACCAGGCGCGCGAAGAGCTGGCCGAGCTCGGGCGGCAGCTCGAGACCCTGCAGTCTGCGTACAAGTCGCAGCTCGACGGGCTCAAGCAGCAGACCGCCACCGAGCTCGCGTCGCTGGCAACGCGTCACTCCGAGGACCTGGCGCTCGTGGATGCCGGCATCCGAGACGACCTGGGCCGCGTCGCCGTGCGGCAGGCTTGGGAGGCGCAGCCCGAGGAGACCCGAGGCAAGAGCCCGGCGAAGTGGTGGTCGGCGACCCTCGAGGCGCACGCGGCGCACACCGCCAACCCTGACGAGGCACCGAAGGTCGAGATCCCGCGGATCCTGCTCGGCTACATGCCGGAGGCCGCGGCGCCGAGCTCGACGCCCGCGACGCGTCAGCCGCCGAGGGTGGACCGCGGCGCCTCGCGCAAGCAGACCGCGTCGGTGAACGATCGGCTCAACGCGCTACCCGCTGACGCGAGCCTCGCCGACGTCCTGCGGGCAGCTCGCGGCGGTTGACATGACCGCTCGCAGCCTGTAGACGGAAGGTAAGCGCACGCCGCCGGGCGGAAAACGGGTATCAGCGCGCATGCCAAGAGATTTACAATGGCTGCTGGCAACTGGTACTCCCAGAGCGGGATCGGTGACGCAAACAACGCTTCGACTGCGCGCGGGATCATGGCCGCGCTCACCGAGGCCAACAAGAACATGGAAGCCGCGGCGCATCCGGTGATGCAGGCGATGCTCGCCCGCGACGCTGGCGTGGGCCAGATGCTCGGCGCGTACGGCTACGGCGTCAGCTTCGCCGACCTGGGCTCGGGCAAGCTCGCCGCCGAGATCGAGGGAAGCGAAGCGACCCCGACCAACTTCTCGACGACCAACGTCACTGTGACGCCGGCCCGTCGCGCGTTCACCCGCGAGATCAGCGACTACGCTCGCAGCCTGCAGGAGTCTCTCCTCATGGGCGAGATCGGGCCCGACGTCGAGGTCATGCTCGCCTACGAAGGCACGCGCCTCTGGATGAACAGCCTCGTCGACCAGATCGCCGCGCTGGCCTCCTCCGCGACCAACACCATCGGCTCGACCGGCGTCCCCCTGACCTGGTCCGCGCTCAACGAGGGCATCCTCGACCTCAAGAACCGCGGCGCTGCGAGCGGCCGGGCGATGGCTCTGGTGACCGTGAAGGGCGCCAAGGACCTCGCCGACGACGCGCTCAGCCTCGGCGGCGCTGTCCAGATGGCTCCGCAGATCCAGGGCCTCCTCGCCAACGCCACCGCTGGTGCGTACGTCGCCAGCCTCGGGGGCGTGGACGTCTACCTGAACAGCGAGCTGGACACCGACAGCGGCGACGATCTCGGCCTGCTGATCACCGACGGCGCCATCATCAGCAAGCACCAGCAGGTCGTCCTCCCCCGCGAGGCCGATTCGCTGGTCCAGGCTGGTTTCTACTCGATGGAGCTCCGTCGGCCTGGTGGCAGCGTGAGCCGCATCGAGACTGTCGCCTACAACGGTGTCGCCATCGCCGAGAACGGCCGGATGGCTGCGATCCGCTACGTCTCCTGAGCGAGACGTCGGCGGCGGCGTCGCGCTCGACCTGGGCGCGGCGCCACCCTCACCCATGACCGAAGAGGAGGGCGACGATGCCCATCACCCCGAGCGGCGGGCCGAGCCTTGCCGGACCCAGCTTTGCGCGCGGAAACGCGCTGTCCCGAGCTCAGCTGCAGCTGCCGGGCCCGCGTGACCCGTGGACCTACTGCGTCTCGCCGACCCGCCTCATGTGCTTCGACGGCGAGGTCCTGCCCGAGCTCGCGAAGGCGTGGCACACGCCGGGCTCGAATGGCAACGCCGGGGGGCGCGGTCAGGGTCAGGGCTTTGTGAGCAACCTCATGGGAGCGGGCTTCACGCCGGTTCCCCACGACATCGAGACGACTGCCTTCGGCGCCAGCCGGGCCGGCGCGCCGCTCTCGGCCTACCTCGACCGCTACGAAGGCATCAGCCGCGGTCGGCCGGTCGTCTACCACGCCGACGCGTGGCATCGACCGAAGCAGCTGGGCCACCTGGTCTCCTGGGAGCACGACCGCGAGGGCTGGAAGGCCTTTCTCCGTCAGTGCCTCGCCCTCGTCTCGCCCGACGGCCTCGTCGACATGCAGGTCGACATGGCTGTCGCACCCGTCCTGCGTCGCATCCAAGCCGCACAGGACCGGGACGATGCTCGCGGGCAGCGCATGCTGACTGCGCTCCTCTCCCACCTTCCGCCTGAACACGTCCCCGCCGACCTGCGCGACCAGGTCGAACCACCGAAGCCGGCGCGCAAGCGCGCCCGCAAGGAGTAGCTCATGCCCACCGCGTACCGTTCCGCTCGTCCCGTCGGCGACTACACCCAGGAAGCCCGCGTGCGCGTGGACTTCTCCGAGCTCACCGCGGCCGCGCTGACCGAGACGGTGGACCTCGTCACCCTGCCGACGGGCGCGCAGATCTCGCTCTGCATCGTCGATCTGATCACGACCTTCTCCGACGCGGGCTCGATCTCCGACCTCACCGTCGAGGTCGGCACCGCGGCGGACCCCGACGCGTTCATCACGTCGACCGACGTCTTCGGGCCGGCGGCCGGGCAGTACCGGGCGGACGGCGCCAACCCGAGCGCGTCCGGCGCCGCGGTCAAGGCCAAGTTCACCGCGACCGGCGCCAACCTGGGCGACGGCGCCGACACGTCCCTCGACGACGGGCTGGTCGACATCGTCATTCGCTACGACGTCATCAGCTGATGGCGATTCGGGCCGCCACATACGCGTTTTCGCGCCCAGCTCCATACTTCTTGGAGCGAGGCGCGACGCAGACGATCACCGCACCGATCCGGCATGGGTCGGGCGGCGGTCTCGTGGCGCCCGACTCCGGCACGATCACCATCACGCGGCCGGATGGTACCGACCTTCTCTCGGACCAGCCGGTGGTGGTCTCCTCTTCGACCGCGACCTACACGGTTGCACCGGCTGCGTCCGAGACTTTGGGCGCCGGCTGGACGGTCTTGTGGACGCTGACGTTCTCGGGCGTCGTGTACCCGACCTACAGGCAGTCTGCGTACCTTGTCCAGTACGTGCCTCCGAACGTCATCAGCGAGCGCGACCTTTACGCGCGCGTCCCCGAGCTCGAGCATCGCGTGCCGCAGTCGCAGGGCGCGACCGACCGCGGCGGCTCCGGCGAGGGCTGGCAGCCGCAGATCGACGAGGCGTATTACGAGCTCCTCCGGCGCCTCGTGGATGACGGTCGCGAGCCTTGGAAGGTCCGCGAGGTCACGGGCTACCGCGACTGGCTCCTCACGCGGGCCCTTCAGCTCTGCGTCGGGACCATCAGCTTCGGGCCCGACTCGACCTGGGCGCAGCAAAACAAGCAGCTCTACTTCGACATGCGTGCGGTCGAGGCGCGGATGAAGTTCCAGTACGACGACCAGGCGGCGGGCGTTCGCCGCGGCGCCTCACCTGTGATCTCGCTTTGCGCGGTCGGGCGGCCGCTGTGGACCTGACTGCGACGAGCGCCTATCAGTCGGTGATCGAGGCGGTCTACGACGGCCTGGCAGGCATCGACTGCTCGGACTTCGCGTACGCGAAGAGCGACGGCTTCACCCAGGCGCGGTACATCGACGCGGACCGCGGCGCGACCAAGCACCTCGAGGTCTTCTTCGACCTGGGACCAGCAACCTCGACCTCGCCACACCTCGTCCACGACTCGCAACTGCTGATCGTGCATCGCTTCTCGCCGGACTCCGACAGCCTGGGCCAGGCGCGCATCCACGCGGCGACCCGCGCCGCAATGCGCTGGCTCGACGACTACCGCGGCTCCAATGGCGTCCGCTACCGGTCGGTTTCCTACGACATCGACGCGCTCTCGGCCGAATGGCTAACCACGACCCTAACCATCCAGACTCGCATCCCGAGGACCTGACATGACGACGCTCTCTGCACGACTCCACATCGAGGCCCGCGGCGACCTGCAGGCCGACGCGCCGCACTCGCAGACCATCGGGCACACTCTGGAGAACGCGACGGGCGGCCGCGGCTGGCGCAACGGCACCGGCTCGGGCGAGGTCGACCGGATCTTCCTGGAAAACAACAGCTTTACCAGCGGGCAAAACAAGACCTACAACCTGCTCGCCGCGGGTGCCCTGGTGGACGTCTTCGGGCAGGCCATCGACGCCGACGAGCTGAAGGGTCTCGTCGTCAAGTGCACGAGCGGCGAGATCGCCATCGATGGCGGCGGGAGCGGCGGGTTGGATCTCTTCGAGGACAACAACCACGGGATCGTCCTCTCGTCGGGCATGTCCTTTGCTGTGGACCTGGGCGCCGCTGGCCTCGACGTCACCACGAACAGCAGCTTCCGCGTCGCAGAGAACGCCAGCGCGGCCGCTTCCTACACCGTTTGGCTCATCGTCGCTCAGTAGAGCAAGGAGACACCCCATGTCGAACATCCCCGCCAACTTCACCGACGGTTCGTTCACCCTGACCGACGACAACTCCAACTCGGCGACCCTGCTCATGTCGCAGGGCGACCTGACCGTCTCCGGCCTGGTGCCCGACGGCCGCGAGCTCGTCGTCTCGCAGTCGCAGGGCGCGACCGTGGGTCTGCGGAAGGGTCAGCGGTCCTACCCGACGATCTCTGTCACCGCGATCCTCGCCGGCCCCTCGGCTGCCTTCCAGATCCAGGCTCTCGGCGAGACCGCTGGCTTTACCTCGACGACCGTCGATATCGGCGACTACGCCGCTAACGACTTCGATTTCAGCTTCGACTACGGCGCCGAAACCCGCGACATCACGGGCGAGGACGCGGTCCTGACGTCGATCGAGATCACCGAGGGCGATACCTCGACGATCGCGTTCACGTTCCAGATTGCAGGCCCGATGTCCTTCGACGGGACCGTCGTCGTCTCGTCGCGGTAGTCGCACCCTGACCCCCTGACCCCACCGAAGAGGATCCACCCATGCCCGACCCCGTACAGGTCACGATCGGCGATATCACCGCGACGCTCGAGCCCGTCGGCATCACGCGAGCCGCAGGGCTGGCGATCGACGTCGAGGACCCGCGCGCCCAGGACCCGAGCTACGTGCTCGCCGTCTCGGCCGCGTGCCTTCGCGCTGCCTGGCCCGAGGACGTCAAGTGGCCCGCCCGCAAGCGGCCGCGCAAGCACAAGCTCGGCAGCGACGTCGCAGCGTACGGAGAGGCTGTGCTCGACGAGCTCTACCCGGCGTCGAAGATGACGCTCGCGGCGCTCGGCGAGCAGCTCGCGAAAGCTCGGGCATGGGTGGTCGTCTCTGCGGTGACTGAGCAGGAGGTCTCGACGGCCGCGGATTTCTCGCAAGACCGCGAGGACTCGGCGGACTAGTCCGCGCGGTCTTGGAGCTGTGCCGCGAGTACGGGCAAGCGCCGGCATGGTGGGACACCCTTGATCGAGAGACCCAGGCCCTACTGCTCGCCGACCAACGATTGAGGGTGCAACATGCCGCGAAGGTTCAGCAAAGGCAGCGCCGCAATCACGCTCGACGATGATGCGCTCGTCCGCACGCTGGACAAGGTCGCAGGCGGGCTGCCCTCGGCGTTCATCAAGGAGACCTCGACCGAGCTCCGGCCGATCATGCAGGGCGCCGAGGCGCGCTGGCCTGTCCGCTACCGCAAGAGCCGCAACAGCCGCGGTAGCTTCCGCCTCTTCCACGGGCTGAGAGGCAACCAGATCGAGGCGGGCATCGAGAACACCGCCCGAGGGCCGAACGGCCGCGGCTACGCGTGGTTCGTCCGGTACTCCAGGCGCGACCGGGCCAGCCTGGCGCGCGAGATCGAGAAGGTCGAGGCCATCGCCGCCGAGGCCGAGCGGTACGCCGCGAGCATCGAAGCCGACGGCGTCCGTCTCTACGCGTTCCTGAACAAGTCGCGCGAGCTCGCCGAGGCGCAGAACATCACGCTGCCACCGCTGCGAGGCACACGGTCCGCCGCCGGTCTGATTCAGCTCTACCGGAACAACCTATTCACGCGGCATGGTACGGGCGCGATCAACGCTGCGAAGGCTGGCAAGAGCATCTGGAGCGCGTTCATTCGCACGCCTGGTCGTCGGGCTGCCAAGCAGATCGCCGAGCGGCTACAAGACGACCTGAACCGAGCCGCGAGGAGCTGACCCATGGCACGATCGGACCGCGTCTCGCTCACCTACACCGCCGACATCGGCGACATCCGACGGAAACTCAAGCAGATCCCGGATCTGACCGCGGCCGAGGTACGGCAGGCGACCTCCGCGCTCAACAAGGCGACCCGGCAGACCCAGCGCGCCGCCCAGCGCGGCCGACGCGACGCAAAGGGCTTCTCGACGTCGCTGGCAGCTGTCGGCGCCGCGGCGACGGGCGCGGTCGTCGGGCTTGGGATGATGGCGCAGTCGGTCGCCGACGCCCGCAACAACCTCACCGACCTCTCGACGCGCTCCGGCGTGGCCCGCGAGACGATCGCTGGGCTGAAGGTCGCCGCTGACGGGTCGGGCGTCAGCTTCTCGAAGATCGAGGGCATCCTCGGGCGGCTGCCGAAGACGATGTCGGACGTCCAGGCCGGCAGCAAGAAGCAGGCCGACGCCTTCCGCGCGCTGGGCGTCAACGTCACCAACGCCGACGGCACGCTGCGCGACGCCGATGCGGTGTTCCGCGACTCGATCAAGGCGATCGGCGGGCTCTCCTCCGAGACCGACAAGGCAGCCGCGGCGACCCAGCTCTTCGGCCGACAGGGCACCTACCTCCTGCAAGCCCTCGGCGACCCTGCCGCGCTGGAGACCTTCGTCTCGCTCGCAGGCCAGAGCGCCATCGCGACGCGGGCCGCGGCCGATGCAGCCGCGCAGTACCAGCGCGACATGGCGATTCTCAACATGGAGCTCGACAGCGCAAAGGCTGTCCTCTCCGACGCCCTGGGCCTCGACAACTTCCCGATCGTCGTCGCGGGCGCGCTCCGCGCGGCGACCGTCGCCTTCGAGCAGTTCTTCGGCTACTTCGAACGGCAGTTTGGCCTCGTCGCCGACGTCTTCGAGGGCATCGTCGACCTCGACTTCAAGTCGGTCGGGCAAAGCCTGGTCGAGCTGTCGCGAGGCGGCACCTTCGGCGACCGCGGCTTGATCATGACGACGGTCAACGCCATCAAGGAGGCGAACAAGGAGGTCGTCAAGCTGGGCCGCAACGTCGGCGAGCTCCGCGCGCGCGGAGCTGGCGCCGCACTCGGCGGCGAGCGGTTCATCGTCCCGAGCTCGCAACAGGACGTCAGCGCGGCCGATCCGACTGCGGAGATCAAAGAGCGAGAGAAGGCGGTCGAGCAACTGCAGGCGATCACCGAGAAAGCGTCGATGGCGATCCTCGAGGGCGAGGAGAAGCTCACCGCGGAGTACCAGAAGCAACTGAACCGCATCGCAGAGCTCGAGCTCGTCAGCGGCAACCGGGCGGTCGCGGAGCAGGCGCGCGCGGCGACCAAGGACGAGTACGACGCCGAGCTCTCGGAGCTGCGTCGCCAGCGCAGGAGAGAAGAGGCCGAGGAGCTCGCCGAGCTGACGCGCAAGCAAGAGCAGGCCGAGGAGGAGGCGCATCAGAAGGAGATGGCTCGCCTGCAGGAACGGCGCCGCGTGCAAGCCGGTCTCTACAACGCGATCGACAACCTCGCCTCGACCTCTGCGGCCGCACTCTTGCAGCGCTCACAGACCTTGTCGGAGACGAACCGCGAGGCCGCGCTGCAGACCTTCAAGCTGTACAAGGCAGTCAGCTTGGCCCAGGCGATCATGAGCGGCGCGGCTGCCGCGACCCGCGCCTTCGCCGACTACCCGTACCCGGCGTCGCTGGCGATCGCGAGCCTGGTGGCCGCGCAGACCGGCATCCAGGTCGCCATGATCGCGAGCCAGAAGCCGACCTTCGCAGACACGCCCGGTCTGCAGCGCGTCGGCTACAGCGGCATGACCGCGAGCTTCGCGCCGGGCGACCTCGTCGTAGCCGGGCGCGACGAGGGCGACCTCGTCCGGCAGATGCAGCGGGCCGGCATCGGCTCGGGCGGGACGCAGGTCTTGATCCGCGACACCGACAGCCACCGCGGTCGCTACGGGCGAGACCCGCTGCGGGCCCCCGACCGTTACGGGCTGATTAAGCGGCGCGCGGGCCGCATCCCCGGCAGGAGGTAGCGTGGCAGACATCACCGACAACCGGCCGATCTCGGGGCGCCTGCAGGCGCTCGTCCTGTCGCGCCCGATCGAGGTCTGGACCGACGACGACGCGACGAGCGGCCGAGCCTACACCGAGCAGACCCCTCGACCCGCGCTGCCGCAGACCAGCGACAAGAGCTACGGCGTCCTCCAGGCCGAGGGCAACGTCACCGGAACCACCGACTACGACGTGCGCGTTCAGCATGGCGGCCTGCCTGGCCTCGTCGACCATGGCGCGACGGTCGCCGCGCGTCGCAGCGGCGAGCCGCTCTACCTGGGCTGGGAGCAGTCGGGCGCGCTCGCGTCGTTCGATCTGATCGCGACCAACGTCAGCGTGAAAGACATCAAGGCGATGCCCGACGGCACGCTCGTCATCTGCGGCATCCTGGGCACCCAGGCGAAGGTCTTTACGAAGGCGCCGAGCGCGACGAGCTGGACCGACCGCGGGACCGTGACGCAGATCGCAGCGGGCGGCAGCTTTCTCGGCACGCAGGTTAGCGAGCCCTGCCTCCTCGTCGTCGAGGACGTCATCTACCTGCTGGCATGGCGCGAGGGCGTCGCATACGACCCCGCCATCGCGACGAAGCCGAACCGGTTCATCACAGTTTGGGGCTCGTCG